TCCAGCAACAGTTTCAGTTTCGGTTCTTTTTTTCATAGCTGTATCTCCTTCAAAGAAAATCCCACCGAAGTGGGATAATTATATTAGACTTTTTCTAAGTACTGTAATAACTTAGTAAGACGTTTTTGTTTCGCCTTAGTGAGACGAGGTTTGCCGTGTTTTACTCTTGCACCATATTTTAGCATTAAAGCGCGAACTTCGTTTTCTAGGTTTTCTTTATACGTCATTTATACTCCAAAATGAAATGAATAGTTAACAGCACTTGGTTCAGAAACAGAATTATAATTGCCGTACATATATGTTTGTTGATTGATGTAAGTTTCTTCTTTAACTTCAGGTGTTTTGAAAAGTTCCATCACCTTTGTGAAAGCTTCGTATAATTCATACTCATGAAGTTCAAGACATTCTCGTTGAAACTCAAGTTCCGAGTATACGAGGTCATCAATCTGTTCATCTGTAATTCTAATAATGTGAGTCATAATGTAATCCATTGTTTAGTTAAGAATCATTATTATACTAATCATAGCATAAAAAGTCAAGTTTTATTCCCAGTTAACTCCTTTAGGAACATAACCAGAAATCTTACGACGTATATCAGCTTCTAATTTGTCAACCGATGTAGGTGCTTTACCTTGTTTTTTGACGTAGAAGTAGTTTGCGTCTTTGATGTAAGAACCACCTTTACCAGAAATTGCAAGATTAGCATCCACACCTACTTTATTGAAAGCGAATACGATATCCCCATCCATATAACGCTTGAGTGACTTACCCATGTTTAGAATGTCGCCCATAGTGTTTGCTGCACCTCGGTGAGTGTTTACAAGGATCTCACTTGGTACTGTACGCGCACGTGATTTGTTCTGTGCTTGTGCTACTTCGATATCATTGATTACCCATACGATATGGATATTCTTTTTATCATAACCTAAGTTAGACGCATCACGTGTAATCTTCTCTAACTTCTGTAAGTCTTTCAACGTTACGTCAAAGATGATATTTGGTTTACGGTCAGGATCTGCAGCAAAGATAGATGTATACATTGCTTTCTTTACTTTAGAATCTAACTTGAGATAGTCGCCCATGATACCGTGTAACTTACCAACGTTCTCTGGATCTTTTAGATTACTTGCTAACTTAGTTAGGTCAGTGCCTAACTCATCTTTGATACGTTTGATAATACGAGGTGCTTTTGAAGCAAGAGTTTTTAGTTCGTCAACGTCAAAAACTTTACCTTCTGCGCCAACAAGTTTGTCTTTCACAAACCCTTTACCAGAACCAGCACCGCCTGCCATAATAATAATATTACCAAACTTAGGATATGCTTGTCCACCAAATGTGATTAGTTTTTCTAGAAGAACGTCCGCTAATGTTTCGAGCATCTCGTCTTCTTTTATAAAAGATTCATCTAAGAAGTTTTTAAATTTTTTCATAATAGTTTTTTTGTTGTTGACGTACTGTTATTTATAATTCTAATTGACCAAGGAGAAGCATTTCCCAATTCGCTTTTTGAAAGAAGCTAGAATTATCTCCCCAAGATTGCTTCGTATTAACAAAATGGTCAATCCTGTTTTTAACTGAATCAGGAACAATCATTTGTTGATAGTCTCTCCACATCAACTCATTTCTACTGTTGATGTGATAGTGAGCTATTATGAAGTCTCTAATTTCCTTAGATAAAGAAGTCATTGACTCATTATAACTTGCGTGAGGTGTTGAGTTGTTTGTACTTAACGACCTAATCAGTTTATTTATTGATACGATTATCAAGTGAATCGTTGTACTTTCTAATGGTTCTATGAATCCAGAAGATAGACCTATACCTACACAATTTTTATGCCAGAATTCTTCGCGACAACCAGTTTGAAACTTTATCTTCCTTGGTTCCGAAATAACTTTAGTGTTAAGGTTATTAAGCAATGTTTCAAGCGCTTCCTCGTCCGTACAATACTTAGAACTGTATACTATACCATTACCAGTCCTTGTAGTCAGAGGAATCGTCCATTGCCAACCGATTGGTCTTGCGATACTTTTGGTGTACTCAAATGCTTCAGGTTGTTTTTCTGTTTGTACAGCCCAAGCGCTATCCGAAGGAATTAAGTGACTCCAATTATTAAACTTCACGCCAAGTTCTTGACCTAATAATAATGATTTAAACCCTGTACAATCAACAAATAAATCTGCTTCGTGTAAAGAACCATCATCTAACGTTAGTGATTGTATTCCCTTATCATTCGTAATAACGTCTGATATATCTCCTTGTATATGCTCTACGCCGTTAGCTACAGCCATTTCACGAAGGTATGTAGCATACTTACCTGAATCTAAATGATATGCGTATAGTGGAGTGTTTCTGAATAAGTCAAAGGAATGGTGATAACTACTATCTTCTGTAGACCACCCAGAAAACTCAATTGAGTATTTAAGCGTAGAGTCAGTATACTTCATAAACTCATCTTCGTTAATACCAAGCGAGTCGTGAAATACTTTTAGTGAAGGAATGGTTGCTTCACCCACACCGATAGTTCCGATTGTAGGTGATTCAATTAATTTTATACTAATAGATTTATCAAGCTTCAAAGACAAAGAAACGGCAGTTAACCAACCTGCCGTTCCTCCACCTGCTATGAGTATACTATTCGTTTTCAAAACAGAGTCTTATCAGTAAACATATCAAAGAGTTGTTGTGCGAATACTTTCTGAGATTCTTCTCCAGGATGCATGAATTCTTTCATGTCACCGACTTCAGTTGTAATAGTAAACAAATCGCGATACTTAGTACCAAGACCAACCTTTGAAGTATCAGGCAAAGACTTTATCGTTTTGAGTAACCATTGATTGTACTGAGGTAAATCTTTAGTTCTCAATTGTGATACGATATTACTCCAACATCTGTTATGGAATGTACCTTGGATAATCTTTATCCCTAAAGAGTCTGCGAGTAACTGAATCGTCTTCATCTTAGTTAAATGATGCGCCAAGTCAGTTCTTGAGTCATATGATGTATTAAAGTATTCTTCTAATAGATCTCTTCTGTGTCGAGTTTGCTGAGTTAAGTTAGAAAGTACAGGGATTCGCTCAGGTGAAAACTGAGTAAATCCATTCGGTCTATTCAAGCCCATCTCAAGTTCACGTTCAAGACTCATCGGTTCAGCGATTTCCATACGTTGCCAAGCAGACCACATAACGACCATATGCGTAGGTTTCTCTTTACTTGGATCGGATAAGTAGTCTATCAAATCGCGAAGTATACGGTCATTAGAAGAACCACACAACCCCTGATTAATATATGGCATATCCATTTTTTCTGCTAATAAGTGAGTAAATGTAAGATGTTGATGAGAAGGAGGATCTGTATCAAACCCTTCTAACTCATCACCCCATACAAAACTACAGCCCGATGTTAGTAACATTACACGTCCTTTAAATCTCGTTTAAGACGCTCAACATAAATTGTGGCGTCCATTAATTCTTCTTGTAGGTGAGTTAACCAATCTTGTAAAGAAAGGTCTGAGCGAGTGGTATCGGTATTGTATTTTTGAAACCCAACACGCGCTCTTGACTCATATTTATTCATTACAGATTTAACGTTTGGATCTAATGAACGTTGCTTATTCTCTGCGATACGAGCTTCCATTTGAAGGAATAGCTCAACGTCCGAAGTATCTTCTGGATTTAAACCAATTTCGTTCATTTTAGTATTACGTTCAGATAATCTAATCAATCTTTCGTGGTCTTTTGCTACAGAAGGACTGGTTCTCTCAGCGTAATCGTCGTAATATTCACTTCCTGGCATTATTGACCACCTTCAAATAAATCTTCATATAATGATTCAACAGTTTCGTGTTCACCACGTACTTCATCAAGATTACGCTTATGGAAGATAGTTGCTAATTTCTTGAAGTGTTTCTTTTCAACGCCATACTTTTCGTGAGTTGTATCAACGATCTCTTTCATCAATTCACGTTCTGCTTCAATACGCGTCATACAATCAGACATTTCTTGGATAGCGCCAGCAACAGCTTTCTTTTCAGTAGGATTTAAATGTATCATAATTATTCACTCTCTATTTCTTCAATTAACATATCACGCATCGCTCGAGCTTGCGCATCTTCAGGGTTATTCACACTACCGTTATTTACAAATTTGTAAGCAAGGGTAATGCGCTGACAGCCAGCATAAGCTGCGTGCCAACAATGTAAATCTTCTTCATCTTCAGCACCAAAATAGTAATGACGACATTGCCATCCAGGAACATCTTGAATCCGAACGATTTCATCTTTCTTTTTATCATAGTATTCAAAGTAACCATCGCCAGTTTCAGACCAAGTAAATAGAATCTGATATGCGTTGGCGTCGTAGTTAGTATGCCAACCAACATAACCACGTGGTGGATAATATGAAAGTAAAGCTGAAGTATGTGCGCCAATCTCTGAAGCAAACTCATACTTAACTTTATTCATAAACTCACTCCATAACTCAGGCTCCTCTCGAACCATCTTTGAGATAGGTTGAGCAAAGTAACGGTCAGGTGGTCCGACTAACTCTGGTGCGCGAGAGAGACACTCTTCAAGGTATTCACGCGAACAATAGTATTCACCCTTGTCGATGTCAGCTTCCTCTCGGTATGTCCAGTATTTTGGATTATCATAAGAAGGTTTTGAGAGCATCTCGGTAGAGAAACTCTCGAGTACTTCTAAGAACTCTTTATTACGAATTGTGATTTCACTCATGCTTTAATTACCTTAACTAAGAAATTACCTTTCGTTGGTTCAGGTTGGAATTGTAACTTATCACCTACAGATAAGTCAAGCACTTCCATCAAATCATCTGTAAACTCTAGACCGAGGTCGCCTTCTACTTCTATTACAGGGACGTCGTATCTACTCTCCCGAATCTTCTCTATCAAATTTTTCATTAGCTCTTTTTATATCCTCTTCACTACATGCGCCATATTCTATGAGATAACTTACACCAGAAGCGATTCCGTCTTGATGACCAACCTTGTATCCAAGGTAGCGACCGATGTAATAAGCAATTGCGAGTAGACCAATTGCGATTAACGTGTGGGTGGTAGAATCCATAAGACTCTCCTTACATTTTGAAGTTATCGAATTTTTCAGCAGCTACTCGACCACCAGATCTTGAGTTATCGAATGCTGGACCATTATCTTCTTCTTTATTTAGCGGAGAAGTTTGTTGGTCAACATCGAACAATCTCATCTTACTACGATCAACACCAACTGTAAACCGTTGATTCGAACTTAGATCATTATAGCGATTCTTCAATTGTTTTACTAAGATCTGTCCCTGACCTTTGAGTTCATCATTACTGATAAGTGCGAACATAAAGTCAGCGGTTGCGGGTAATCCAAAAGACTCGGACGTATCTTCAAGCCCAACGTCGTCATTACCGAAACCAGAACGCGTCGTTTGTGTTGCTGACACCAACGGCACATCGAATTCGACGGCAAGTCCACGTAGTTCTTCAGCAATCGACTTAATATAAGAATACGAGTTAATAGCACCACCCATCCCCTTCATACGTGAGGAAGAACAAATATTCAGATAATCAACAAAGATAATATCAGGTGTAAAGTTCTTCTTGAGTTTCAATTCATTTAATAACGCACGGAAGTGATTCGCGTGAGCAGCACCAGTAGGATACTCTTTGATAATCAACTTACCATTAGTCTTATCAGCAATGTTAAGTACTTTTTGCGAGAACATATCTTTTGACATATGCTCTAACTGGTCAATCGGAACGTTCAGTAGATTCGCGTCAATACGTTCGGCGATACGTTCTTCCGACATTTCCATTGTAATGTATAGTACATTCTTCCCTTGTGTAAGGGCAGCTGCTGCTGAGTGACACATGAATAATGACTTACCAACGCCAGTACCAGCCAATGCGATATTAAGAGTTTTATTTGGTAGCCCACCTTTTGTAACCTTATTGAAGTAATCAAGGTCGAACTCAAGCTTCTCTTCATCAAGATGATAGAAGTCGAAACGCTCGTCTACGTTCTCCAAATAGTCGTGACCTACATTGGTATCAAATGATACTGATAACGCCTTAGACAGTACGTCAGGGATCGCATTCTTGCTTAACGCTTCATGCTTACCATCAATAATAGAAATAGATTCCATTACCGCATTAAACACGGCACGGTCTTGACACCACTTCTCAGTACGGTCTAACAACCACTTTAAATCTTCTTTCTGATACTCAAAGATATTAGGGAAGATTTCTATCGCGTGACGATACTGTTCTTCGGTCAAGCGATTACCTTCGTCAATCTCTATCTTAAAAGCTTCTTTAGTAGGGAGTTTATTGTATTTTGCGATATACTTCGTAAACTCTTTGAAGAGTCCTTTATAGACACCTTCAAAGTAGTCAGGCTGCAGAAACGCAGCCACCTTACGAGTAAAATCATCGTTAGTCAGTAGATTCCGTAGAATCGTCTGTTCCAGATTGATTTCCATTAGAGTCCTTAGTTTTCAACGCGCCATCATTAATTGCTGCGACAAGAATATCTTGTAATACGTCTGTCGCAAATTCTTGTAGTTCGACGTTTGTTTCATCAAGGTCGCCGTCTACAACATCAAAGTTAAAAGATAAGGTTTGGCTTTCGCCATCATATGATACATTTTGGAAACGAATAGTGTTTCCGTCAAAGGGTGCGCGAAGTAGCATCGTGTGCCACTCCTGTTCACCAGTTTCGCTTACCGCAGGAACAAGTTTATAATCAATATGTTCATTTGGCTTATCGAAGTCTAAGTCTTTCATTAAACTGCCTCCAGTATTGTTTCAGGGTCAATGTCACTATTATACCCTATCTTATAAGTTTTTTCAAGGAAATTAGAAAAATCAGTTGTTTCAAAAATAGGTTCCCAGAACTCGCCATTTAATGTATCAGCTGCTCGGACTTTATTACCTATCATTTCGCCAGTGTCAAGATCTACGCGCTGATACCAACCATTAGACGGTTTGATAACATACCCACCAGCAATAGCAACATCAAGTAGACCGCTATACCGCTGAACGCCACCTTCCCAAGAAACGCCGATTGGGATCTTTGACTTTTCTTTGACGTATCGAGACTTCTCCACATTAATTACAAAATTATAACCTACAATCTCTTGTCCTTTCTTCTCTTGTTGACGACCAAGAATCCAGATATTATCGGCTGAGTAATAGATACCCGTACCACCAGACACTACCGCTTTAGGGAATAAACCCATCTCTTGGTAAGTATGGTTAATTGCTAACATAGGAATATTCTTCATTGTAAGATACGGCGTAGCCATACGGAATAAACCTTTCAACGCTTTTGCACGAGTCATATCAGCAACAGACTTTTCATTCATCGCATCTTCAAGTTCTTTCTTAGACGCCAAGTTACCGATAGAGTCAATTACGATAATAACGTCATCGTCACGGTCAAGTTCTTCAAGCTGACTAATCAAGTCAAACTTTAAATCTTCGACGTGCTTGATAGGTGTATGTAGTACACGGTCGGTATCAATACCAAACTGCTCGAAATAAGATTGAGGAGAACCAAACTCTGAATCATAGAATAATAACGCAGCATCAGGTTTAGCTTGAAGGTAAGCGCCAGCCATTAGTAACGCAAATGACGTTTTAAAGTGCTTACTTGGACCAGCCAGTACAGTAAGACCTGGACATACACCACCGTCTACAGAACCTGATAGTGCGACATTTACCATAGGCACATTCGTCGGCACCATATCTTTTTCTGTGAAGAACTTACTCTTGCTGAGTACTTCGGTCTCTGCGACCTTAGAGTTCTTCTTCAGTTTATTCATTATTGACATTCATTAATCTCCAAATTTTACATTTTGCTCTTTTTCTCGAGCATCAAGATCATATTGTAACCTATAAGCACTGTTTATGTCAAGTACTTTCTTCAATAAATCAAACTCTTCACCGCTGAAGTGATGGAACGCATTTGTATCTTTAGGGAAACAAGCGCCACCAAAACCACGTCGACCATCTGGTCCAGGAACCTGCATATGACTTCCGCCAATACGAGGATCTAACTTAACGACTGACGAGATATTACTAAAATTAGCATTATCAAAACGATCTACCTGATCTTTAAGTTGATTGAAGAATGTTACCTTCGTTGATAAGAATGTATTGATAGTATACTTAACAAACGAAGCTTCAACAGCCGTAGTAAATACTGGCTGAGCATTAATACACTTACTATAGTTTTCGTAGATTGAAGCTACAGTTAATGCGCTCGCCATATCACCGCCGATGACGTTGAACGTAGAGTTAACAAAATCTTCTTCAGCATTTGCTTCAGTCAAGAACTCAGGGTTGTAGATAAAGCGTTTTAAATCTAAACGACTTAAACGGTCTACAATATCTGGAGTCACTGTTGACTTGAGCAATATTAATGCTTTAGTTTCTTCTAATAACGTTTCGACAACATCAGTTACAATAGAGGCATCGATCTCGCCACTGTCGCCCATGGGTGTAGGCACAGCGACGAAAACGACATCAAGGTCTTTACTCAAATCATCAACAGAAGTACCTCTTCGTGGGTCTGCGATTTCAATATCAACTTTTGGGGTATCGAAGCCAAACTCAACAGCTTTACCAACAAAACCGTGTCCAACGATACCTAATTTCAATTTATCCATTATCACTCCAATTAAATATTATTATATTCTTTATACCAATCATAGAATTTAGCAATACCAACCGATACATCAGTGGTAGGTTTGTATCCAAGCTTCTCTAATTTTTCGGTGTTTGCCCAAGTTTCCAGAGTGTCCGCTGGGTGTTTCGGCGCAAGGTTCTTAATCGCTTCTTTACCTGTGTTCTTTTCAATTTCTTCTATAAACTCCATAAGTTGTACTTGTTGTCCACGACCGATGTTAAATATTTCATTATTAATATCTTCGTCTGTTTTCAAAACACACTCAATACCATCAAGAATATCGTCAACATAGGTAAAGTCGCGTTTCATATCACCATAATTATATACTGTAATTGGCTTTTCGGCAAGGATATTCTTCGTAAAATCGAATAAAGCCATATCAGGACGACCCCATGGACCATATACAGTAAAGAAACGTAATCCTGTATTATTAAGATGAGATGATTGGAACTGACACTCATTCGCCCACTTGGTGTAACCATAAGCATTTAATTGCTTACCAGTTTCATTACCTTCTGTCCAAGGAACCTGAGAGCCAGCATATACGCAAGATGTCGACGCATATACGATACGAACATCAGGAATAGCACGCTTACATTCATCAATAAGATTCTGAGTCGCGTCGATATTATTTCTATGGTATGACTTTTCATTACCCATCGAATCACGCACACCAGCCATCGCACCTAAGTGAACGATTGTATCTGGCTTAAACGTTTCGATAATATGTCGTAACTTAAACTCGTCGCATAAGTCAATATCAAGTACATTGATACCAAAGTGCTTTACACGGTCTTTTTTAAGTTGAGGATCATATAGATGACTATTGTAGTTATCAATCCCTGTTACGTCATAGCCTTGGTTTTGTAGACGATTGATTAGTTGTGAACCAATAAAACCAGCTCCGCCAGTTACCATTATTTTTTTCATTGTTTTACCCATTTTTGTATATGTAATTTAAAGCTGAATTTGCTTCGACACGCATCGGTCGATTTTCGTACCAGTTACCATTTTCACGGTCAAACTCGCGACATAATTCTTCTATTTGTTGAGGTGTCATCGGATAGCCACGACGATAAGCGTTACTCGCGATACCAACCATAATGTGATACATTTTGAGATACCATCCACCATCAGAAATCGTCAGATAATCTTTACCAAGTTTCTTTGGCCAGAAAGGACAATCACGATAACTGGACCATCTGAAGTCGGTGTTATTTAGCTGGTTCTTACGATAGCCAATAACCGCTTGCTGCATCTCAAGAGGTAGCTTATCAAGGAAGTCGTTACCAGACTTTTCTTTATAAGGATGAGTCGCGATTAACTCAGATACATTAAGTGCCTTACCTTCGTTAACGAAGAAGAACGACCACGCATCTGGATATTGAGCAGGTACATAGTACATACGCGCCAAATCTTTTGTCTGCGGGTCGCCTATCTCACCAAGTTCTGTGTTCAATGCGAACCAAAAAGGTTTGATACGACTTGCTTCAATAACTTCATCTGTTCTGAAAACAATACGAAACTTAGGATAGTTGTCTGTATCTTCAGGATGTTTTAGTTCGCGTGAACTTGCTGTATTGTAAACGACATAGTCATATTGACCGAAGTCATCGCGAATCGCTTCTTCTAAAGCTTCTAAAGAATGTGAAGGATAGTTATGATCATCCACATCAACGCAACACCAGCCAGCCCAATGTGTAGTATTTCGATTAGCACGCGTCGTGCCGTCCGTGAAAACAGCAGGAGTAATAAGAGGAGAAGAATTATTTCCACCTTTCTGACCTCGCTTCGTGTATAAACCTTTCAATAAACCAACGAACTCACGCCAAGACGCCAAAGACATCTTTCGGTGAGTTTTATTGTCGAACTGATTTTTAAAAATAGTTAATTCATAATTCATAGAGTATATTATACACTAAGTTGTCGATCATTTCAAGAAAAAATATAAAATAATTCCGATAGCAAAAGCGATACCGAGATAGTCAATCGCATTAACCGCTCGAGTAGATTCTTTCTTCTCAATAGGTTTTGGCTCAGGTAAATCAAGAATCACTTCAGGCTTTACTGTTTCAATCACAGGGAAGTTACGATAGTCTTTTCTTGGTGCGACGTACTTATCTTTATACTCATCAGGATCATAGTAATCAGCGTCTAAGATTTCAGCGTCTTCGAATGGTACAACAAAAAATCCAGGATTAGTAATTACCCAAAACTCAAATGCGTCTTTAGCCGTACCAACTTTGTCATAAGGAATACCAAAGAATCCGCCATCACCCCATCCTTTACCCCAAGAGTTCTGAACGAGGAAACGCTCAGTCTGGTCGCAGAATCCTACAATAACAACTTCGTGATTACCGTTATTCTTCGCACGAGAATCCCACGTGTGTGTACGCCAATCACCCTTTAAGCTATAAACGCCTGAGCGAGTTTTAATTGTTGTTAAAACAGGTAGACCATTCAACACCGCATTTCGAATATCATCTATGTCAGCAATAACCTTTCGATATTCTTCAATCTTAAAATCTTTAGCGCTATTTCTAATAAGAGAACTTGGTTCGCGTGAAATATTCTCCTTGATAAATGGCCATTTTTTTTCTAATGGTACGCCATATAAGCTTAATGCCTTACAAATATCTCGAGGATATGCGCCAGCGTCGCTTGAAGGTAAGTTCCCTAACTTACGAGTGTACCAGTAAAGATACATTCTTGATAGGTCACTCCAATTACCTGCGCGAGAATATAAAATCTCTAAAGCAGTACAACCAGCATTCGCGGTACAAGAGTTCGTACCACCTTGATGTTCTACTTCGTGTACTTGAGGGATTAAATCGACGACTGGTGAAGTCGCCTTTGTAGTTGTAGGTTGATAAACATAATCTCTACTATCTTCAGGTGATGGTAGAACGTTTTCAATACTTGTATATTCAGTCATAATATTATCCAAAAAAGTCTTCGAGAGACGCAGAAGGTTCAGGTGTCCAACCAACAGCGTCAAGTATTACAGTAAGTGGGTCAAGGAATGTTTTAGTAAACATTAAATCATAATCCACATATTTATGTAGTCCTAACTCTTTTGGTAGCTGAGTTGGGTATGATATAACGTTTTCTTTTATTGGGTTGGGTGTAGTTAAATACACGAACTTTATTTTGTCGCCAGCTTTAATTAACTCTTGGCGTCGTTCAAGTCCTTTGTCTTTAACAACTCTATTATATAATAGAGAGCCACGGACGTGAATCGGCGTGCCTTTCTTGTATATTAGTTCGCGGTCTTGCCACTTAGTTATTTCAGAAACGCCACGAGGGAAAGAAATTTCTTCGGGTGGTAAGTTACTGAATTCAGATCTAAAGTCTGATATGAAGCGTTGAGTCCCTGATTCAGTACCTTCTACGATAACGCGAAAGACTTCTTTGAACTTATCGCGAACAACTTGCGGTGTACTTGATTTAACAGCTTCAATACCCATCATCTTGAGTTTTGGTTGAGCATACTGTACACCCTCGTTATTGTGAACGTTTAGAATGTATCGCTTCTTAGCAATCCAGATACCTTTATCTGCGATAACCTCACGACCCATTTCCATACGATTTACATATGAGTTTGTAACTTTAGCTAATTCGTCATATGATTTAGCAAGAACCTTTTCAAAGTGTTCACGACAAATCTTATCAAGAAACTTAACTGGGTCTTTTGGGGTAAACTGCTGAACCAACGGATTCATATTAATATACAGTGAGTCAGTATCAATTGCGATAACATAATCTTTTTTAGTCTTGAGCAACTTATTCATATCTTCATTAATCGCACGCTCCGCCCACTTAATCGCTAACTGACCAGCAAGCGTAATCGACTCAGCAACACGTTGGTCAAAGTATCGGAACCAACGATTACCCAACGCTCCATATAGTGAGTTCATAAGAATCTTGATAGCCATTTGTTGGTTATTCAACTGGGCAATTTCATTCTCAAGAGATTTAGACTTTTCAACCTCATACTTTTGTTGCGCATCGAGCATGTTATTTTTAATCACTCGACGATCGTCATAGAACTGAGTGATGATATCTGGGACGATACCTATCTTGCCGTGAGTAAACCGAACACCTGTTGGCGCTACAGAATATTCTTTTGTGGTAATAGGTTCTTTCATATCAAAGTAACGCTCAACACTAACGTTTGGCTCAAGACCATCAATCACAGTCTCAGGAGACATATTAAATTGAACGATAATGTTAGGATAGAGTGAGTTTAAATCGAATGACGTCACCCAGTCGTGTCCACCAACGTGAGGTTCTTTTACATACGCTCCAGGAAACGCCGTCTTTGGCTTATCTACTTTTGGTGGTACAGCGATCTCTTGACTATTCAATATTCGATAAATGATCGAATCCCAAATGCCTGTCGTACCCATACACTCATCAAAGTTTACACCACCCTTATATGATAGAGTGAACGCAAGCGAGAGTAGACCAAGCTTCTCTTCAAGTCGGTCAACCAACTCAACGTCTTTGATGTTATAGTCAATAAACTTCTCAGGGTCATCACGATATAATGTATGTAAGTTGCCGTGTTCTTCATATGATAATTTACGCTCACCAAGTACAACAAACGCGATATGGTCTAAGCGATAAGACTCTTGACGTCCCCAAGTATTCAGTGTGAACTTTTTAAAGAGTTCGATATAATCTAGTTGCTGAACGCCGACGATTTCATACACATTAACTTTACCAAACTCGTTGTTCATCGTACGAGGGTTAACAAGTCCCCAAGGAGATAGCTTACTTGCCATGGCTGGGTCGATTTTATTTGCGCGATTAACAAGGTAAGGGATATCGAAGCCACGTGTATTCCAACCTGTAACGACGTCAGGTGAAACTTTACTCCACCAGTCGAAGAACTCGCGCATTAAATGTGATTCAGTTTCACAACGTTTATAAACAACATCTTCATTCTTAACGGTATAATCAATCATAGACCATACGTAGTAAGTATTAGCAAATTTTACTGTGATAGCTGTAACGTCATACTTCGCATCATCTGGCTCAGGGAAACCGTCTTGAGAGTCGACCTCGATATCAATATTAGCAACCTTGATTAGCTCAGGGTCAAACTGAATATTGTTCGGGAAGTTTTGTGTGACGAACTGGTAGATATAGTTGTTCATACCATACACACGGAAGTTAGGTACTTCTTCGTATTTCTTAATGAACTCGGTCGCTTCAGACATGCTGTCTAATGTGATTGGCTCGACGTTTGTACCATCAAGCGCTTTCCAATCACTCTCGCTTTTCATAGTCTGTACATAAAGTGTAGGTTTGAACCTTACCTTCTTCTGTACTCGCTTACCATTGCTGTATCCGCGATAAAGAATATTGTTTTTAAAGCGCGATACTGACGTGTAGAATTCCATACAATCTCCATAATAATGAACATATATTATATAACAAAAACGAGAAAAAGTAAAGTTTAATCTATAACTTTAAACAATCGGTGACGATTCCAAGGTTTTTCAATATCCTCGTCAGAATAACCGTGATGTTCTTGTGTCACACATAGACGTTTTGAAATCACCTGAGTCGTTGGGTTAGGAATACCGTTCCTTCCTTTATCGTGCTTATTATAGTAAACGCCAATGTGTCGTCCTACACCTAATGTATCACATCCCGTCCAAGGATGAACCGCTGGGTCTCGAATACCAAAGAAGTCAACGTCTTCTCTTTCTAAGTGGTCTGTAGTAAATGTTCGATATAAACGCTGAAGCGTACAATATGGTCCACAGTTAATCGGAAACTGTACATTAGTAAGCATATGATACATCCAATGAGCTGCGCGTTGGTCAAGGCAATACATACCCATAAAC